ATTGCCGATACCACCAATAGCAGAACCCAAACCACCGATAATAGTGGCTATTGGTGATGTTGATACCTTGAATTCTACTTCTGCCACTATTTTTTCCTATTTTCCATTTCTTGGCGTTGCTCTTCTAAATATGCTAACAGCATTTCAACATACAAATCCCGCTCGAATGGAATAAGATTTTCAATATCACTGATAGAATATTTATGATGCTGAGCCAAAGAGAAAGTAATTTTGTAGTACTCACTCAGGTCAATGTGACTCAGCCCTACATAAAAAAATCGCGTATGCTCGACAGTTCAATAGTACGTTCGTTGCCTAGTTTATTTGTATAGTTAATTGTATGACGCATCTTTGGAATCTTCTCAAAGAACTCACGAATCTTATCAAATGTACTGACATCAAGTGAGTCAAGGAATTCATTGAGATCTTTGGCACTATAGTCATTGGCAACGTATACTGTTTCTTCGTCGTAGATTGTATCAATACAATTGGTGATAAAGAATGTTAACAGTTCAACCTCGTTCTCAAATTCACTGATCTTGTCAGAGATTCCGGCGCTCGGATACTTCATCGTCATGCCGACTGTTTCATTGATCTTAATTTTTGAGTTAATATCTTTTGGAATCTCAACTTCGATTGTATCAAGATCAACTTCAAAGTCATACAGTTCATCATCTTCGTTATCACGGTATGATAGTTTAATAAGATTATTGACAGACTTAGCACGAAGTTTAAGGAACATATATTCCAAATCAAACGTTGCTAAGTCATCAACATTAATATCTTCAATTACGCAGTTATTAATAATTTGTTTGATAGCACGTATAATCTCACCATCACCTCCACTCTGTGCAATCAATAGAATCTTCTCTTCCTTTACTAAGAAAGGTCGGAATGCAATCTTCTTGCCGGTAGATGGGATGATAAGATCAAAAAGTGGTTGATCAATTTTTGGTAAAGCCATTATATTCTCCTCAGTTCAGTTATAGTATAATTACAGTCGATATTTCATTAGGATTGTTTGCCGATGCTGCAAAGCGCGCGTCAACTTGATCCGTATATGTAGAAGGAGAGCGGGGTTTTGTTGACGTTCTTTGTTTTTCTTCATCTTGCGATATCACGCCAATTGATGTTCGCGTAGCATCTTGTAAAACAAACCCTTGCCCTGTTGCTTCTGCATTAGTAGATATTTTTTCTGCAAGCGGGTTTTGATTTTCTGCAGCTGCGGCTGGTTTAGGATCATCCCAATTATAAGGCAACCCAGGCCCTACAAGTGGGGTTTTAAGTGTAAAATCAGTGTA